AGTTAAACGTATGATCTGGGCTAAACCAGGTACAGTTAAATCTGGAGGTTCTAAACAAGAATTGAAAAGAACATCTGCTGGTGTATACCACAGAATGCGTAACAATGGAAACTTGGTACAATATAACAGAGGTGAATTCTCTGCTAACTTAATCCGTTCTGTATTTGGAGATTTATTCTACAGAAGAGTGGATGTGAAAGATAGAAGTGTAAAAATGTATACTAATGAAGCTGGATTCGATGTATTCCAACAAGCTTTGAAAACAGATGCATTAAATTCAGGTCTTACTTTCATGGCTGATTCTGGAAACAGATTTATGCAAGGTGAAGGACAACACATCACTTACAACTTTGCATTTGATGCAATGGTAACTCGTGAGACTGGTAGAGTTGAATTGATTCACTTAAAAGAATTAGATTTACCACAATCTAACTTAGAGTTTGGACAAAACAAAAAATCTACGCCTGTATTTATGGTGTTTGATGTTTCTCCAATGTCTGATGGTTCAATGGTAAACAACATTAGAGAAGTGAGAATGAAAGGTGCTCCTTCTATGACTTGGGGTTATATTGATGGAACTCGTCATCACTTAGGATTTGCAAAATCTCAAGGTATGTCAAGTGCTAACAAATTCCCAGGATACGAAATCTGGATGAAAGACAGATGTGATGTATTTATTGAAGATTTGTCTAGAACTGTGTTGATCGAGGAAATCCCACAATTCTAATAACGAAAATGTAGATGTATTGCTTCCCATAATAGAACAGCATACATCTCTTTTTTCCGAGATGGTTCCCCTCACCTCCTCTCCCTCCCCGAGGGGAAGCTTCTCAAACAGAGTGTTGAAATGGATAGTATCCATGTTCAGGTTCCTTCGGTGGAACCACTCTACTAAATCGTGTGGTAGTAGCAGTTGGTAGCTCGCAAGGCTCATAACCTTGAGGTCGTTGGTTCGAGTCCAACCCACGCAACAAATTAAAACCAATTATTAAATTTAACTACATATGGCAAAGACAGGCAAGATTTCTACTATTAAGAGAGACTATTCAAATAGTGCTCAACTTCAAACAATGGATAGTGGACTATCACAAAAAGGAATGACAAGAATCCCTGGAACAGGAGTATTCAAGTATCCTTATAAAGAATTAGATGGAAAGTACAGAACAGGATTAGATGAAAATGCTACGTACATTAAAAGAATCCAAGATCCTTTAGAACAAGAATTAGAGATTGAAAGAGTGAGAGCTCTTAAAACAAGACTTGAGAATGAAATAGGAGATATTGATTTAGGACCTCGTTCACAATTTTGGAACTATGGTTTATCAACTTCTACAGATGATCAAACACACGTTCAAGTAGTTAAACTATTAGATGGTGATAACTATTTTGATCTATCAAATGTTTTTCAAGAAATAGCCTTTTCATGGTTGAGAGTACATCCAACTATTGCTTCTAGTTATCAAGCATGGGAAAGAGGTGAATTTCCAGCAGATACACAATTTTATATTGTAGATGATGAAATTGAAAATGCGGTAATCTACAAGAAAAAACAATTGATTAATAAAGCTATTGTTAAGTTTGATTCTATGTCTCCTGAGAAGAAGAAAAAAGTTGCAAGACTTTTAGGTCTTCCAGTAACAGAAGAAACAAAAGAAGAAGTGGTTTATAACTTAGTAGATAATGTATTGAAACAAACAGAATTCAAGAATGGTAAATATTCAGGATTGAGTCCAGTTGAAGTGTTCAATAGATTTGCAGATATGAAAGAAGCCTTGCTCCATATAAAAGATTTAGTAAAACAAGCTGTAGCACATTCAGTATATAGAATCAAACCAAACGGTAAGGTTTATGAAGGTGAATATGAAATAGCTAAAGATGAGGAAGATTTAATTAGATTCCTTGCAGATGATGATAACCAAGATGAGTTATTGACATTAGAAGGTAAATTGAAAACTAAAAAACTAGCTGCTATTTAGTAGTTAGTTTTAAAAATATAAAAGCATATGATACCAGTAGATAGTTTATTGTATAAGATTGATCAGAAACTAAATAAACTATCAACTAATGAGCACCAACAAATTCAATTAGAAGACAAAATCTTAGCTTTGAATGAAGCTCAGATAAAGTTGATAAAACAAAAAGTTGATGGTATTAGTGTAGCTAATGGATTAGGAATGGATTCATTTAAAAAACGTTATGAAGACTTACAAAGTCTTGTATTAGATTACAATCATCAACCTTTAACATTAACGTTAAAAGATCCTAATTTAAATCAGTGGGCTGCAAATGTTCATTCACTTGAACCAAAATATATGTTCTATGTAGATAGTTATGTATTAGCTGACAAAGGTAGATGTAAAGATAGAAAGATATGGATTAACCGAGATCTTGCCAAACATGGTGATCTTCAATTCATATTAAATAATGATCATTACAAACCTTCATTTGAATATCAAGAAACATTTAACTTCTTAGCATCAGATGAAATAAGCATATTCACCGATGGTACATTTACACCTAAGAATATACAGATAATGTACATGAGATATCCAGTGTATATAAATAAGACAGGATATATTATGTTAGATGGTTTACCATCATATGATGCTGATTGCGAATTAGAAACATATCTAGAAGATGAACTTTTAGATCTTACAGTTCAAAACCTAGCAATGTATACAGAGAATCAATCTGCTGTTCAAAATGCAGCATATAGGATTCAAACAAACGAATAATTTTTTTAACATTTAAATAAATAAAAATGGCTGATTTTTCATTAACCACGCTCTTCGTGGTTCCAGTAGGGCAAACTGCACTCCCTAGCTCTGGCTCAACACAAAACTTGACTGCAGGACAAGTTGGGATTTTTAATAACTTGTATGCTACGGTAACTAGCTCAACTATTAATAACTTCCCTTATTTTTACATTGCCCAAGGTAGAACAAATACTTATTTGCAAGGATCTAAAAGATCTGATAGAATTGCAGGTGGTTCATCAGTTCTTACAGGAAATGTACAAACAATTAGACCTAATGGTTCTAATGTAACAGAATGGTATAAAGTAACAGGATGTCCAACAGCTGCTAATCAAATTACTGATGTAACTGATTTCACTGTACAATGTGGAGAAAGTATCACGTTAACTTTACGTGCTCACTCTTCTTATATTGATACATTGTATTTCAATGGTTTCACTCGTTCAGTAACTATACAAGCTCCTTGTTGTGGTTGTGACGAAAATCCATGTGCTGATGTAAGTGATAATACAATTATCGATCTATTGATTGCTAAATTATTGCAAAAAGCTCCAGGAAACAACCCTGATAACATTTCATTCTCTACATTCTTTACATTTGAAAATGTAGGTGGAACAATTCTACGTATTACAGGAAAACCATTGACTATCTATGGACAACCTTGTGATGTAGCTGCATTCCCTTTTGAATATGACAGAATGTCTTTCAGAACGTTTGTATATGCTGGTCCAGCTACTACTGCTGACTTTATTGTTGCAGATGCTTGTAACTTTGTTGCTCAACCAATCATCACTCAACGTGCTTCTTATGCTACTGGTACATCTGCAGAAATTGCTCAATTAGAGAAAAATTTCTATAGCTACCAAGCTGGTTATTTGAAACACCTTTACAGAATGAATGGATACAACGAGAACTTTGAAACTTGGGTATCTGGTGGTACTACATATGATACATACTACATTAAATTTAATGAGTATGATAAATCTGCATACCAATGGGGTGATTATATTCAAGAAGATAGCACTGTAATTATTGCTGCTCCAAACTCTGTAACAAGTGGTATTGCTGCTGCAATTGAAACTGTATTAGAAGCTGCTTTAGGAACTGTATTAGATAACAATGCTTGTATTACAACTACAACTACTTCTTCTACTGCTGCTCCATCAACAACTACTACTACTTCTACTCTTATCCCTTAAGACTAAGAAGAAGTAATAAATATTATTAAATAACCTATGCCAGGGGAAAGAGGATATCACTCATATTCCTCTGGCATATTTATTAAACAAACATGGCAAACTTACAATTAGATATATTAGTAGTTCCTACTTATAGTGTACTTACAATTGGTATTACAGATGCTTCTGTATATCCTACCAATCCTCCAGTGGTTTCAGCACCATCTATTGAGATTGAAATACCAGGATTTGGAACCAAGGTGTTACCTTTTGTTCCTAACAAAATCAATGTATTTACATCATCTAATTTGGGAATTACAGATCCTGGTTGTAATCAACCACTTCCTGATGGAGTGTATAGATTAAAATATTCTGTGGCTCCTGCATATGCAAATTATGTAGAAAAAACAATATTACGTGTTGAGAGGCTTCAAGAGAAATTTGACAGTGCTTTTCTTCAATTAAATATGATGGAGTGTGATAGAGCCCTTAAAACGCAATCTAGCGTACAATTAAATACAATCAACTTCTTTATTCAAGGAGCTATTGCAGCAGCTAATAACTGTGCAGAATTTGAATCTAATACATTATATGCTCAGGCAGATAATATGTTAAACAACTTTTTAAAAACCAACTGTGGTTGTTCTGGTAACAACTACCAAATAAACTTTTATTAATTATGGCACAATGTAATTCATGTGGAGCTAATGTGGGGTGTGGATGTCAATTGAAAAATGGACTATGTGCAGCATGTGCTGCTAAAGTAAATAAATAAAATTTATATTATGTTATCACCAAGACTAACGAATTGCCCAGAATGTGTTAACATTCCATCTTTACTTAGAAAAATAGATTGTAAGTTAGCAGAACTTGGTAACAACTTGTACAACAATATTTCATATATGTTGAACAAACCTATACCTGCTGGTGAAATTCTTCAATTGATAACATATAGAAGAATACTAACTCATAAGTATTGTAATCCTGATTACGTACATGAATACTCTGTATCTATGATAGCTAGCAGAGTTATACGTATTACTGTAGGATGTGTTAGTAGATGTAATACTCCAGAACCTTGTATAGAGATTCCTTGTGATATTATTATTGTACCAAATCCTACAACATCTACAACTAGTTCAACAACATCTACTAGTTCTAGTTCAACAACAACAAGTACAACCACAGCTAATCCTACAACAACAACTACTACTACAACAGTTAACCCTTGTCCAGATTGTATATCAGGAACAGAAGTAACTATTGGTGCACAAATATGGACAGTGTGTAACCTTGGTGTTACTACATATGCTAATGGTGATCCAATTCCAGAAGTTACTGACCCCACAGCTTGGGAAGCTTTAACAACTGGTGCTTGGTGTTATTATGAAAACAGTACAGTTAACGGTACAACTTATGGGAAATTATACAATTGGTATGCAGTAAATGATAGTAGAGGATTAGCTCCATTAGGTTATCACGTTCCAACAGATGCAGAATGGACTACTTTAACTACCTATTTAGGAGGAGAGAGTGTTGCAGGAGGTAAAATGAAATCAACAGGCACGTCGCTTTGGACAAACCCTAATACAAATGCTACTAATGAGAGTTGTTTTACTGGTCTTCCGGGGGGGGTTCGCAACATCAATGGTGAGTTCAACAGCATTGGCTCCAACGGTACCTGGTGGAGTTCGTCAGAGAACCCTGCAACAAACGCCTGGTTCCGCTACCTGAATTACAATAACGGCAATGCCAGCAGATACAACCTCAATAAGGACTACGGTTTCTCAGTAAGATTGATAAAAGATTAATAATAAACAATTAAAATAAATAATATGAACAATTGCTCAAATTGCTATAACGGATGTACAGAGATAATCTCTGACAGATGTATTAAATATACAGGAATAGATGTTCCTGTTCTTGGAATCCAAACTGGTGATTCTTTATCATTTGTAGAACAAGCATTAGTTACATTTCTTGTATCAACATTAGATGGTACAGGAATAAAGATAGATCTTGGGCCTACAGTGGTATGTACACTTGTTCAAAAGTATTTACCAACATGTAAAGATCTTTCTATTGTAGATATATCAAAAGCTCTTATACAAGCTGCTTGTGATCTTCAAGAACAAGTTGATGTAATTGTGGCAGATCTTGCTATATTAAATGCTGATTATACAATTGGATGTTTGACAGGTGTTACAGCTTCTTCAGATACACATGCTATTGTACAAGCTGTAATAAATACACTTTGTGAATTAAAAACTGATTTTGAAGATTTATTAGTTGATCTTCCTAATACATATGTAGCTATTGATAATCTTAATGATTTAATTGCAGCATATTTAAATAGTACAACTGGAAATCTTATTAGTAATAAAATGGTTCCTTATGCTGTACTTCCTTATTTTGGACCTATAACATTCTTTAATTCTTCAGGAGCTGGTACAGATGATTGGGATAGAATATTTTTATGTAATGGAGAAAATGGAACTCCTGATTTAAGAGGTAGAGGATTAACAGGTGCAATTAATTCTGTTCCTGGAGGACCATTAAATGCTGCAGTTAATCCTGCAGTTAGTACAGCTAATCCAAATTATAGTCTTTATGATATTGCTGGTGCAAATCAGATTTCATTATCAGAAACTCAAATTCCTGTGCATACACATGCTAATATTTTAAACTTTAATGATCCTTTACATAGTCATTTAGTTGGAGGAACTTTAGGAGTATTAGGTCCACGGACTACAGGAAGTATCACAGCTGCATTTGATGGCACAAATAGTTATAAATTACAATCAACATTTGTAACAGATTCAGCATCTACAGGAATTACAGCTTCAATAACTAATGCTGCTGGTCCAATAGGTGGAGGACTTCCTCATTCAAACATACAACCAGTAACAGCTTGCTACTACATTCAATATAGACCAGTTTAATAAATCAATAATATGGCATATCCTTTTTTACCAGTTAATCCCTCTTGTGGAACTGTAGTTGTAAATGATGTTTGTGGATGTAGTTCTGTAGTCACTAATAGTGGCTGTAATAATTCATGTTCAACTACTATAACTGCATCTAGTACTATTGTTTATAATGGTCCTATATTATCATGTATAATAGCTGAACCATGTGATACACTTAATGTAATATTACAAAAGATTGATGAGATTATATGTAATCTATTAACACAGATTCATGCATTAAATATTCAAGTTGCTAATATTACTAATCAGATAATAAATATCAATAACGAAATAGTTGATATAAATAATACATTAGGTGAGTGTTGTACAACAACAACTAGTACAAGTTCTACTAGTACAACTACTACAAGTAGTAGCACAAGCACATCTACCAGTACATCTACCAGCACAAGTACAAGTACATCAACAAGTACATCAACAAGTTCAACAACTACTACTACTACTACTATTGCATCATGTAAAGATTTTTTACTTGAACTTTCAGGACCATATTTGGACCAGGATTGGCAAGGATTAGATTGTTATACAGGTGAACCAGTTGGAGGAACTATTGTATATCCAAACCAAATTACAACAGGATGTATAATTGAAAGTTCACTAACATATGCTGAAAAAGTATTAGTACTTGAAACAAATAATTGTACAACTACAACAACAACAACAGCATGTAATCCTTCTACACCGCATCCTTTTTCAGTGAATGGTATACAACAAACTGATTTAGATCCACTCTCTAGTTATTTTCCAAGTCAATTAGCAGCATGTGATGCTGCAGCATGTTTACAATCTTTAACTTGTAATGTTTTAAGTCAAACTGTAGTATATTTTGATAATTCTATAAAGAATGTAGGTGATATAGCATATGGTTCAGATATAGGTTGTTCAACTGGATTTACAAATGATGGATGGTATATATTTAAAATTGGAGGAATTTATACAGTTGTAGAAATAATCGATAGTATGATAGTTAGTTTTCCAACCTGTTAAATAAATAAAAATGGCTAATTGCTCTGAAATAAATAATGTAACATTAAAAGGAACGAGTGCTGTCTCATATGATGGCCCTCAACTTCCTTGTACAAATATAAAAACTTGTGATGGGCTGGATACAATTCTTACTAAATTAGATAATGTATTATGTTCTGCTATAGCTAATGTAGAAACACTTACAGAGAATGTAACAAACATTACTGAAGATTTAATGATTATAGGAGAAGATATAATTGATATCAATAATCAACTATTTATATGTTGTCCAATATGTGATTTTACAGGAACTGCTAATCAAATTTTAATATGTACATTTACTGGAGAAGCTAATCAACTTCTATAATAAAACCAAAAAATAAATAAAATAATATGACAGCACTAATAACATTGGTTATACCAATTGGTGGGGATGCAGGTCCTTTCAACCTTTTTTCAGATGTAAATGGATATACAATTCCATTTGAAACAAATATATCTGCTCCAACTTTAGAAGCAGGATATACAACATCACTTGTTCCTAATGGAACAACTATAATTAGAGTGGCTTCTGCAGGTGTATGTACAAACTATATTGATATAACAATTAATTTAGTTCCTACAACAACCACTACAAGTTCAAGTTCAACTAGTACTTCTACAAGCACATCAACTAGTACATCTACAAGCACTTCTACTAGTACATCTACTTCTACAAGTACATCAACTAGTACAACTAGTACAAGTACAACATCTGCACCAGTAGCATGTTCAACATATACAATAAATCCTATTGTAGGAGTGGTTCATACAGTAGAATATACAGAATGTGGTAGTGCATTAGTTATTCTTGTTGAAGTGGAGCCTTCAGGTCCTGCAGAAGTAATATGTGCAGATAATCCACTTATAAGTGATAACTATCCAGAATATACAACTGTAGGTGGTGAGTGTTTTGCACCAACAACTACCACTACAACTACTTCTTTTACTCCTTATCGTTGTATTAGATTAGATGGATGTGATGGATTTGGTTATAGAGATGTAGTATATAATCCTTTATATGAAACTGTGGGTGAAGTAGTTCAATATTACGTATATGCTGATCCATCTATTCTTCATTGTGGTACAGTGACAAATAATAATGTTATGTCAGCTGCAGATTCATCTATTACAAATAATACTCCAATTATTTGTGGTGAACTTGCATTATGTGAAATTCCAAATCCAACTCCACCATGATTTATATAAACTAATAATAAACCAATAACTAAAATTTAAACTAATGACAGTATTAATAACATTAACAACAGCTGGAACTGATTCAGGTCCTTTTAATTTATATTCAAATCTTGATGGGTACACCTCAGCATTTGAATCAGGAGTATCTCAAGCAGCATTACTTGCAGGATATGCATCTTCTCTTGTACCTGATTACACAACAATAGTAAGAATTCTTTCTACTGGAACATGTACTAACTATATTGATATAACATTAGATTCATTACCTTGTCCTACACATATATATGTTAATGATTTTATATATCAAACAGACACTATAGGAGTTTTCTTAACATTAACTGATGCTTGTGATGGTGTTGCTTGTTTAATTGCTGAAACATGTGGAGCATCTGGTTCTCAAATTGGTTATTCTGATTCACCATCTTTAAATATAGGTGATTTTGTTTATTATCCTGAAGGAAGTTGTACACCATTAACTTTAAGTGGTTACTATATAATATATATATTGGGTGTTCCTACAGTTGTTGAAATGGCTGCTGGTGAGGTAATTGATTTTCCTATATGTCCAACCTAATAAAAAACCTTAGTTTGTTGGTTTTCTAAGGTTTCTTCCTAGGCATTTGTCTAGGAAGTTTTTGTTTTATAACTAATTTGATTATAAAGAATTAACCCTCTAACTAAAATTATTTGGAATATATAAAAACTATTGTTTATCTTTACGATATTTTTTTAACTAATACAAATATATATGTCTGAAAATCAAAGTTTATTATACAGATTAGAAGAATTATTAACGCAAAAGAAGAGTAAAAAGTTCTATGCAGAGAAGTTAGGAATAAGTGAATATGAAGTGAATGAGCTTCTTAGAGAGCTCAGAGAAAAAGATAATGAATCTCCAATAGAACTTATAGGAGAACTTAGAAAAGTAAATGTTGAAAAAGGAACAATAGAAAGTACTATCACTAGTGCATTTGAACCTAAAGATGATCTTGAGTTAGCTACGTTACATAAGATAAACCTAGATAAATACGTCATTACCAACTATTGGTCTAAGATGTTACCAAGTGGAAGTTTTACTTCCTCAGTCTTTAGTAAAAGAAAACAACCACAAGATTATTCTCCTGAAGACTTTGCTAAGTTTTTAGAAAACTACAAACCAAATAATGTATCAATCATTAAAGAAGATCGTACTACTGATAAAGATTATGTAGATGTAGAAATATCTCTATCTGATTTCCATTTAGCTAAAAGATGTGTAGATGGTGATAATGATCCAAAGACAAGAGCCTTAAGATATTTCAATGTGGCTCAATCTTTGATCTGTAAAGTGAAAGCTAATTACAACATAAACACTGTTGTACTTCCTATATCAAATGATTTCTTTCATACTGATAACTACCAACACCAAACTACACAGGGTACACCACAGGATACTATAATGGATTACCATTCAGAGTATGAATTAGGGTTTTCTGTTCTTGTAGATACAATCAATATGTTGAGACAGTATGCTAATGATGTAACTGTTGTACTTGTACAAGGTAATCATGACAGAACTAAATCTTTCTACTTAGCACATGCACTAGATGTATATTTTCAAGATGCTATGGATGTAGATTTTATCAGAGAACATTCAGTTATTAAAGCTAAAGTGTTAGGTAATACATTTATTGGATGGCACCATGGAAATTGTAAATTAGATGATCTTCCTTTATTATTTGCAACACATCCTGAATATAGTCATTTCTTTGGTAATGCAAAATACAGAGAGATACACACAGGAGATAAACATCACTATATGGCTAAAGAAGTCAAAGGTGTAAGAATACAACAAATGCCTAGTCTTTCAGGAACTGATAGATGGCACTTAGATAATAACTTCGTACATTCTGTACGTGCAGCTCTAGCTTTAGTTTATGATCATAAGCTAGGTAAAATAGCAGAGTTCGAAACCCGAATATAATTATGGCAACATTAAGAAAATTAGTATCAGATGTTAGAAGTGTTCATAAGATACTTTCAACTGACTCTTTGATAACAGATAGAGCAATTGCTTCTGAGATAAGAAACAACTCTTTGTTATTAATCAAACGTGAGACAAACCTTAGAAAGCTTTGGAGTACGGATACATTATTTACCACCATCCCTTGTCTAGAGATGATGGAAGTATCTATTTCTGAATGTTGTAATTATGTAGATGAATGTAGTATTGCTAGAACTAAATTTAAACTTCCACGTATATCAGAAGGTAATTACCAATATGTTATTCAAGGAGTTTATTCTATTAATGCCATGAGTGGTAAAGGGAAGAAGTTAAAAGAAATCTCTATCAATA